GCAATTTATACGCACGAGCAAAATTCAGGCAAAAGGGATCAGACCTTTGAAAGATTTCGATGGCATGGCAAAAAGTGCCGGCGGAAACGAAGGAGGAGACAATGAAACTGGAGATTGAATATCTTCCCATCGGGGAGCTGACTCCGTATTCCGGGAACGCAAAGAAGCATCCTGCGGAACAGATCGAGCAGATTAAACGGAGCATTGAGGAGTTCGGGTTTAATGATCCGATTGCCGTCTGGGGAGAAAAAAACATTATTGTCGAAGGACACGGCAGGTTGATCGCTGCGCAGGAGATGGGAATTGAGGCCGTCCCGATCATCCGTCTTGACGAATTGACGGATACGCAGCGGCGAGCGTACACGCTGGCGCATAACAAGCTGACGATGAATTCCGATTTCAACCTTGATATTTTACAAATGGAATTGGAAGACCTGTCGGATATTGACATGAAAGAGTTCGGATTTGACATCGCGGCGTTTGATGTGTCGGATGAAACCGATGACGAAAAAGAAAAAACGTGGCAAGAAAACATTTCGGTTGTGGTTGAATGCGAAGACGAAAACGCAGCGCAGGAATTATATGATCGTTTGACGAACGAAGGATATACATGCAAAGTTTCGACATTATAAAAGAAAACAAAATTAAAAATGTATCGTTTCGTGTGTCGAAAATACAAGCGGATTTTGATGTTGGCCTTGAACACGCTTCGGAGCATTTTGTTGGACAAATAGACATCCCCGAAAAATGGAACATCGGCGTCATTGTGGGGGGGTCTGGGACAGGAAAGAGCACGATCGCAAAAGAAATCTGGGGCGAGTATTACATCAATGGATATGAATATAATTCCGATTGTGTTATAGACGACATGCCGAAAAATGCGAGCGTTACGGATATAACAAAAATGTTCTACGCCGTAGGATTTGGGAGCGTGCCGAGCTGGCTAAAACCGTACAAAGTACTTTCCAATGGGGAAAAGATGCGAGTCGACCTGGCACGAACGCTTTTAGAAAAAGAAATGTCTGTTTTTGACGAATTTACATCCGTTGTTGATAGACAGGTGGCAAAAACAGCGTGCATCGCCATCCACAAGGCGATAAAGAAACAAAACAAAAAAATCATCTTGATCAGCTGTCATTATGACATTTTGGAATGGTTGGAACCGGATTGGGTGTTTGATACCAACGAGATGAAAAATTTTTTCCCAGACGCCCACGCTCGCAACAGCGGTATCATGTCAGGCGATGTGAAGCGAGAGAGTGGGCTAAGTTTAGCAGATATCATTATCTGAACAACAGCATATCTTCGGCGAGTTTGTGCTGGGGATTGTATGACGATGAAAAAATAATCGGGTTTTGCGCCGTACTCCATCAACCGCACGGGGTACATAAAAATATAAAACGTTGCAGCCGTATTGTTATTCTTCCTGATTATCAAGGCGTTGGTTTGGGCACGAGGTTTTTGGAAGAAATCGCTGAGTATTACAGCGAGCGTGGTTTCGATTTTTCCATTGTGACAAGTGCGAAAAACATGATCGCATCGCTGAACAAGTCGCCGAAGTGGAAGATGATCCGATGGAGCACGAATAACTGCTCGTCGAACAAAAACGCAATAGATTATAAACGGAGCTCGATGAGGAGAAATTGCAAAACGGCTTCGTTTTTTTACAGGAAACATGAAAAAAACACAATGGAAAAGGAAAATAAAAAAAGCGTGTGAGGCGGCAGGTACATACCAGCCGTTTTTTGAATCCGTGATAGACTCCCTCGCCGGGATCATGGAGCTCCGGGACAATGCTCAGGAAAAGTTCGAGCTGTCCGGCGGCAGTACGATCGTCAAGCACACGAACAAAGGCGGAAGCACAAACATCGTCAAAAACCCTGCACTCGTTGTCCTGATGGATTGCAACACGCAGGCACTGGCATATTGGAGGGAATTAGGGCTTACCTCACGAGCATATAAAAGCATGACAGGGAGCCTGAACGTGAAGGTGGAAAGCAGGAGCCTTGAGGATGCTCTGGCTGATTTAGGGATATGAAGGCAAAGCATTATGCTGACCGAGCGATACAATATGCGAAAGATGTAATCAAAGGAAAAATCATTATAGGTGACGATGCGGTAAACGCCTGTTTTCGGTTTCTCGGGGATCTGAAACGGAAGGATCTGGAGTTCCGCCCGGCACAGCCCGATGCGGTCTGTTCCATCATGGAAGGACTTCTGGTCCATAGGAAGGGCGAGGCGCTGGACGGGACTCCCTTGCTGGGGAAACCGTTTGTTTTGGAAAACTGGGAGATCTTCTGTGTTTACAACATGCTCGGTTTCTGGAAGGCAGGGACGCAGGAAAGACGATTCAAAGAAGTCTTTATCATGACAGGCCGCAAAAATGGGAAGACAAGTTTCATCGCCGGGCTGGCGTTGGCGGTCTCGATCGTTCAGCGGAAGTCTGGATCAACGGTGTATGTTGTGGCGGCAGCGTTGAAGCAGGCATTGGAAAGTTTCCAGTTTATCGATTTCTCGCTCCAGTATAAGGGGCTGAAAGATAAATTCGATGTTCATGACAACAGTTTTGAGCATTCGATCAAATACACGTTTACAAAGGACGGAAGACCGGACGGAACAATCGACATCCAGATCATGGCATCTAATCCCGATGCGCAGGATTCGTTTAACTGCAACTTTGCCATTGCAGACGAAGTGGCTGCGTATCGGAAGCCCGGACAGTACAACCGATTCAAGGAAGCGCAGGCGGCATACACGAATCGGTTGATGGTCGGCATCACGACCGCAGGGGACAACATCAACTCCTTCGGTTATGGGCGTATGGAGTACGCCTGCAAAGTGGCGAGCGGACAGGTGCAGGATGATTCGCTGTTCGCCTTCGTTTGTCGTGCGGATGTGGACGACAAAGGAGTCTGCGATTACACGAACGAGATTCAGCACAAAAAAGCAAACCCTTCCTATGGCGTGACGATCCGCCCGGAGGACATCATGAACGATGCGCTCCAGGCACAGAACGATCCGCAGCAGCGGAAGGATTTTCTTTCCAGACGATTGAATATCTACACGACCTCGATGAAAGCGTATTTCGACATTGAGGAGTTCAAACGTTCGGATGCGCAGCACAAATGGACGCTGAAGGAGTTGGCGAAGCTCCCGATCGACTGGTACGGAGGAGCCGACCTGTCGAGGATGCACGACCTCACGGCGGCGGCGTTGTTCGGGCAATACAACGGGGTGGACATTATTATCACGCATGCCTTCTTCCCTGCTCCGCAGGCGGCGGCGAAAGCGGACGAGGATAATATACCGCTTTTCGACTGGCTGGATAATGACTGGCTGACGCTCTGCAACTCGCCGACGGTGAACATGGGCGATGTGGTTAATTGGTTCATCGAGATGCGGAACAAAGGATTCCACATTGCGCAGGTCGGGCATGACCGGAAGTTCGCCGGGGAGGAGTATTTCCCACTGATGAAGCAGGCGCATTTTGTGGTCGTGGATCAGCCGCAGCTGTACTTCCTCAAGAGTCGGGGATTCCGCCACATTGAACGGGCGGCGAAGAACGGGAGCCTGTACTATCTGCATTCACGGGCGTATGAATATTGTGTTTCTAATGTCCGTGCGGTGGAGAAAGTAGATGATGCGATCCAATACGAAAAGGTAATGCCGGAGCAGAGAATAGACCTGTTCGATGCTTCGGTTTTTGCTTGTATAAGGTGCCTTGAGGCTGGTGACAAGAAGCGCAAAGCGCAGAAATGGTTCGGTATGTAAATGAGCATATTTGACAGATTTAGAAAAAAGAAAACAGAGAAAAGAGCCGTGGTTTTTGCGCCTGGCTCTTTTTTTGACGAGATCTGCACGCAGGGATATACGCCTCTGACGAAGATTCCCGAGGTGGTGGCCTGCGCACGAAAGATTGCGGAACTGATAGGGTCGGCAACGATCCATCTGATGAACAACACGGAAGACGGAGACGAGCGGATCGTCAACAATCTTTCCCGTCTGATCGACATCGAGCCGATGCCGAACATGACACGGTCGACATGGATGGAAGGCATCATCATGACGATGCTCCTGTACGGGAAAGGGAATGCAATCGTCCAGCCGCATACATGGCAGGGATACTTCCAGAGCCTGGAGCCGATCGCTGCGGAGCGTGTCGGGTTTGAGGCGATCGGTTACAGAGATTACAGGGTGACGATCGACAACAAACCCAGAGACCCGAAGAATCTGCTGCATTTTGTCTATAACCCCGACAAGACCTATCTCTGGAAGGGGAACGGCGTGACGGTCGCCCTGAAGGATGTTCTGGACAATCTGGTGCAGGCAAGGGCAACGGAAAAAGCCTTTATGAGTTCCGAATATAAGCCGTCTATCATCGTTCGGGTTGATGCGATGGTCGAAGAATTTTCTACTCCGGAAGGAAGAGAACGACTCATTGACGATTACATGAAGCCGGCACAAAAAGGACAGCCGTGGCTGATCCCCGCGGAGCAGTTCGACATCCAGCAGGTGAAGCCCTTGACTCTGGGAGACCTCGCAATCAATGACTCCGTGCAGCTGGACAAGCGGATGATCGCAGCGTTGTTCGGCGTTCCTGCGTGGGTCGTGGGTGTTGGGGAATATAAGAAGGATGAATGGAACATGTTCATTCAGACCAAAATCATGTCCATGGCAAAGGGCATTGCTTCGGAAATGACGAAGAAGCTGATCCTTAACCCGTCATGGTATCTGGCGTTCAACGTTTGGTCTTTGATGGATTATGACCTGAAGACGGTTTCCGAGGTGTTGCTGGCAGGCTCTGACAGAGGGTTTGTCAATGGAGATGAATACAGAGACCGCATCCACCTTAACCCTGCCGGGCTGAAAGAGTACCGGGTACTCGAAAACTACATACCCTGGGACATGGCAGGACAGCAGAAAAAGCTGATTCAGGGAGATGAGTAATGCAGATTCTTTTATGTCCTGACGCATTTATAAAACCGAACGACAGGAGAAGGCCGATCATGTGCAGGGTGAGCAATTTGCCCTGCGCACATCAGAAATATTGTGAAGTAGTAAGCAAGTTCAGGCAGACGGACACGGCGAAAGAGTGTCCGGGAAGGAGCGACAATGGAAAATAAGGATTACATGATCGGAAAGCGGAGAATGCGGACGATCGGCACAGAATTCCAGACGAGGGAAGACGGAGAAGAACTTTCGATTGAGGGTTACTTCTCCGTTTTTAATAGCAACTATGACATTGCGCCGGGGATGAGCGAAAGCGTCGCTCCGGGGGCATTTACAAATTCGCTTGCGAATGATGTCCGAGCTTTGGTCAACCATGACACGACACTTGTCTTGGGGCGTACAAAAGCGCACACATTGGAGCTGCGTGAGGATGCACACGGTTTGTGGGGACACATCAACATCAATCCGAAAGATGGAGATGCAATGAACTTGTATGAGCGTGTGAAACGTGGCGATGTAGACCAGTGCAGTTTTGGCTTCAATGTCGTTTCCGAGGATACCGACATCCGAGAAGACGGCAGCGTTCATTGGACGATCAAAGATGTGGAACTGTTCGAGGTGAGTTGCTGTACCTTCCCTGCTTATGAAGAAACCAACATTTCCGCACGGAGCGCAGAACGGGACATCATCCTGAAACGGGAGCGTGATGCGTGGAAACAGAAAATGCTGCTGAAGCTGAAAGGAGAAGAGTGATGGCTCTTAAAGCTCTGAAACTCCGCAAGAGCATCGACCTTAAGAGAAAGGAACTGGATGCTCTTCGGGAAAAAGATGCCGACTTTGAAAAAAGAGAAGCCGAACTGGTGGCTGCAATCAACGAGGCGGAAACCGATGAGGACATGGCTGCTGTTGATGCCGAGATGGAAACCTTCACGAAAGAGAAAGAAGACCACGAAGCCGCCAAAGGCGATCTGGAACGTGAAGTCGGCGAACTGGAAGACGAACTGGCAGAAGAAGAACGCCAGCAGAATACGACGCCGCCTGCCGAACCGCAGGCAGAAAGAGAGGATAAGAAAATGGTTGTTTCCGAAAAAAGAAATCGTTTCGGTCTGAGCGAGGAATTTATCCAGCGTGAAAATGTGCAGGACTTCCTTGTCCGGGTGAGAGATCACATCAGCCACAAACGTGCGCTGACCAATGTCGGTCTGACCATCCCGACTGAGTTCCTCGGCATTCTCCGGGAGAACGTGATCAACTATTCCAAACTGTACCGTCATGTTAATGTCCGTTACCTGAGCGGCGAAGGCCGCATGGTTGTCATGGGCACGATCCCGGAGGCTGTATGGACAGAGTGCTGCGCAACGCTGAACGAGCTGTCTCTGGGCTTCAATGATGTTGAAGTCGATTGCAATAAACTGGGAGGGTATTTCGCTGTCTGCAACGCAATTCTGGAAGACTCCGACATCAATCTGGCATCCGAACTGCTGACGGCTCTGGCACAGGCTATCGGCTATGCGCTGGATAAAGCCATCCTGTATGGCACAGGCACAAAGATGCCGCTCGGCATCATGACAAGACTGGTGCAGACACAGGCCCCGACAGGCTACCCGGCAACAGCTCGCACATGGGTTGACCTGCACACTTCCAACGTCAAGACCCATGCGGCTTCTGTAACTGGTGCAGACCTGTTCAAAGCTATCGTGCTTGACTCTGGGGCGGCGAAGGGAGCATATGCCCGTGGCGAAAAGGTCTGGGTCATGAACGAGACCACATATACGGCTCTGATGTCTCAGGCTCTGGTGATTGACGCTAACGGCAACATCGTCAGCGGCATTGCCGACAGAATGCCTGTTATCGGCGGTATCATCGAAGTCCTGAACTTCATCCCGGACAACGTGATCATCGGCGGCTATTTCGAACTGTACCTTCTTGCAGAACGTGCTTCTACACAGCTTGCACAGTCCGAGCATTATCGCTTCGTTGAGGACCAGACGGTCTTCAAAGGCACAGCCCGTTACGATGGTCTCCCGGTGATCGCTGAGGCATTTGTGGCTATCGGCATCAACGGCACAACGCCGAACGCAACCATGTCCTTCGCTCCGGATACAGCCAACACAGAGCAGGGGGGAGACTCGGGGGAAGGCTGACGCCCCAGAGTAATGCCGACGCTGCTGCCCCGTTAAACTTCTCAGGCATGACAAAGGCACAGCTTTTGAACTATGCCGAGGAGAACGGGGTGGACGGTGTTTCTGGGTCCATGACAAAGGCACAGATCATCTCACAGATTGAGGGTTAAAAAATGACAGATGCGGAGAAACTGGCAATTTTAAAAATGGATCTGCAACTGCTGACCAGTACGCAGGACTCCTATCTGGAGTTCCTGCTGACGGCAGCGGCGGCGGCAATGGAACGGGAAGGGATCACGGCAGAAGATACGGCAGACTATAACGCCTGTCTTATCGAATATGCGGCGTATCTTTTCCGCAAACGTGCCGCAAGTACGAGCGGAGCAGGTGGCTTTGCTCCTGACGGCGGCGAAACGGCGATGCCCAGATTTCTCCGCTATCACTTAAATAATATCCTGCTGTCGCAGAAAGCGAGGACGGAATGACGTTTAACGATGGAATTGTTGGCATTTATGAGCTGACGGAAATAATCGTGGCTGGCGAGATGCCGACCGAGGGTCTGTCTGGAAAAGACAGGTTTTATTTTGGCTATGACAACCTCGGGATCAGCCGTTATTACACAGCCCTGCAAGCCAAACAGGAAATCGAGTCGGTCATCAACGTTCCCGGCTGGAACACGATCAAGGCGAATACGCATATTGCCGTTATTGCAAAAGATAACGGGGAAATCGACTCGACCTGCGATCAGTTCCGAATTGTGATGGTACAGCCGACAACGGAAGAGGATGGACTGCGGATTACAAAATTATCGCTTGAAAGGATCGGTGAAAACTATGCTGTCTTCTCTTGAAGCGGTGAAAACTGCGCTTTTGACGGTGACGGAAAAAGTCTATCACTACAAAGCCCCTGCGAACTCGACACGTTACATCGTATGGGCGGAGGACAGCGAGATTTCCTCTCTGGAGACGGATAACTACAAAGGTTATCAGACGATCGAGGGGACGATCGACCTTTTCACGAAAGACCAGGCGGATGCGTGGACCGAGGCAGTCCCCGAGGCGTTGAATGCGGCGAGGATCGGATGGTCTCTCAACTCTGTGCAGTATGAGGACGAAACACGATTTATACATTACGAATGGCTTTTTCGGGTGAGGCAGGGTTATGGCGCAGATTAAAGTCAAAGGCCTTGACGAGTACATCGCAAAATTGGAAATGCTGACCACACGCTCAACGGGCATTTGCAAGATGGCGGTCTGGGAAGGCGGCAAGGTGGTCGGCGACCGGATCAAATCCGCACTGGCGGAAATCCCCGTACAGGACGAGTACGTCCGAAAGGGCGTTACCAGAACGGGCGTGCGGCAGGAAGAGAAGGATGCGATCATCGCTGCGTTTGGTCTTTCCAGAATGCGGAACGCTGACGGGAGTATTTCCACGAAGGCCGGATTTAATAAAGGCACGGTGATCCGTGCTGTGGAAAGCGGCACTTCATTCATGCAGAAAACTCCCGTGGTCAGAAAAGCGGTGAACGCTAGTAGAAGCGCTGCGCAGAACGCCATGCGTGCGAAATTCGAAGAAGAAGTCAAAAAAACAATGTTGTAATTCCCTCCGGGAAGAAAGGAAAAATCAATGGCAAATGGACGAGTAATTACAGGTTTTTCGAAGCCGTATGTAGCTCTGTACAACAACGCCGGAGGCACCGTTACTTACACGAACGGTCAGGCGCTCGCTCGTGGCGTTGAGGTACAGATCGAGCCGGAAACGACGGACGATAATAACTTTTATGCCGACAACGTGATCGCAGAGTCTGAGGCTGGCGTTTTCAACGGTGGGACGCTTACTCTTACGGTCGACGGTCTGAAGGATGCGGCGAACAAAATGATCTATGGTCTGCCGGAGGCGGTGGACGGCTGGTACAACTACGGCAATGATCAGGCGATCCCGTTCGTGGGCATCGGCTTTGTTGTGCGGTATCAGGAAGAGGGCGTTGTTTCTTACGTTCCGATGGTGCTGACGAAAGTCATGTTCAATGAATACGCCATCAACGCCAACACGCAGGAAGACCAGATCGACTGGCAGACGGCTGAGCTGACGGCGCAGATCTTCCGTGACGACACGACGGCGCAGCTCTGGAAAAAGGTCGGCACTCCGCAGACTTCCGAAGCTCTGGCTGAGGCGGAGATCGTAGAGGTGCTGGGCTAATCAATCAATCCCCATGCCCTCCGGGGCGTGGGGGCTTTTTTCACACAGGAGGAGATCATGGTAACGATTAACGGAAAAGAGTATGGGCTTCTGTTTTCTGCTCGGGCGAGGATTGCAAGTTCTAATTGGCTTGCGCTTAACGGAGACACGGCATCGGTCGATGAATTCCGTCTCCAGAGAGCGATCTGCATGATCAATGCTTACAACAAGGCGAACAACATTGATGCGCTCGTGAAGGTGGATGACTTCCTCGACCTGCCGAACAGGGAGCTTGAGAAACTGCTGGCGGCAGAGGCCGAGCAGTACAAAATCGACACCGAGACGCAGGTCGAAGCGACACCTAAAAAGGGAAAAAACGCAAAAAGCGTCACCGAGTAGAACTTAATGAGCCGTGGATCATCTATTACGGTCACAGGATAGGAATGAGTGCGGAAGAGACTCTCAATACACGGTGGGGTCTCTTCCTCGACCTCATGACTTGTATGGCGATAGATAACGGTGGCGCAGAAGAAAAGAAAAAGAAACTGACGCAGGAGCAGATCCTGTTCGATTTGAGGTAAAAAATGGCAGCAGACATCGGCACAAAGATAACTTTAGAAGGCGAGCGGCAGTATCGGGAACAGATGCGCCAGATCACGCAGGCGACTAAAACCATGCGTGCCGAAACTGCGGCTATGGAATCGGCGTGGAACAAATCCACGACTGCACAGCAGAAAGCAACACAGCAGGCGTCGCAGTTACGGTCCCAGATAGATCAGCAGAAGCAGAGCCTGGCGACCGCCGAAGCGAACTTGCAGAGGTACACCGAAGCATACGGCGAAAACGACAGGCGGACGCTGAAATGGAAGCAGACCGTGGCGGAAGCCCGTGCGGAGCCGAACCGTCTGGAGGCGGAGTTGGAGAAAGTCCCGAACTCTATAGAGTTGATGGGACAGAAAATGCAGAACGCAGGGCAGAAGATCCAGAGCGTCGGCAGAGCGATGTCGACCGCTGGAACGGCTCTCACGAAGACCGTAACCGCTCCGATTGCGGCAATGGGCGTTGCTGCGACAAAGGTGACGGCGGACTTTGACGAATCCATGAGCAAAGTGCGAGCGCTGTCCGGGGCGACAGGATCAGACTTCGACATGCTCCGAGAAAAAGCCCGTGACATGGGAGCGTCTACGAGATACTCCGCTAAAGAAGCTGCGGATGCCCTGTCATACATGGCTCTCGCAGGATGGGACACGAATCAGATGATGGACGGACTTGACGGCGTTCTGAATCTGGCGGCATCGTCCCAGATGGATCTCGCAGAAGCGTCCGACCTCGTGACCGATTACCTGTCTGCTTTTGGCTTGAGCGCAGCGGATTCCTCCAGAATGGCTGACGAGCTGGCATATGCGCAGGCGCACTCCAACACGACCACTTCCCAGTTGGGCGAGGCGTTCGGAAATTCCGCTGCGAAGATGCACACATACGGGCAGAGCATGGAGACGACCGTTGCGATGTTGGAGGCGTTTGCGAATCAGGGCACGAAAGGGTCCGAAGCAGGAACGCAGCTGGCGGCGGTGATGCGTGACATCACTAATAATATGGAAGACGGCGCTATCCAGATCGGCGATGTATCTATTGCCGTTAAGGATCAGAACGGCGATTTCCGAAACGCCATCGACATCATGGCAGATGTTGAAAAAGCTGTCGGCGGTATGGGGTCGGCAGAAAAAGCCGCTGCCTTGCAGAGCGTATTTACCCGGAATTCCTTCGCCGCTGTCTCGCAGATCCTTACAGAAGGAGTCGGGAATGTCAAAGAATATGAGAAATCTCTCGGCTCCGTTGAAGGTACTGCAAAAGAGATGGCGGAAGTCATGCAGGACAACCTCAAAGGGCAGCTGGTCAAATTAAAGTCTGCCGTGCAGGAGTTGGGCATTTCCTTCGGGGACATTCTCGTTCCGCATATCAGAAGAGCGGTGCAGTGGATACAGGATCAGGTTGATAAATTCAACCAGCTTGACCGGAGCACAAAGGAAATGATTGTCAAATTCGCAGGACTTGCGGCGGCGATCGGCCCGGTCTTACTGGTGGGTGGCAAACTGACCACAGCCATCGGCTCGATGGTCTCCGGAGCAGGGAAAGCTGTTGAGTGGATCGGCAAGATGTCAAACGGCAACATCCAGCTCGCAGGAATCCTCGGTCCGGTCGGTCTGGCGATGGGTGCGCTCGCCGTTTCGGCGGTTGCGGTCTCCGCAGGCTTGCAGAAAGTCGAGCAGGCGGCGAGAAAATCCAACTCCCAGTTGTACGACGCTCTGGACGCCACGAATGACGCAACCGCCAGTATGAAAGACGCAGGGCGTGAGCTCGGGAATGCGTTTGACGATGCCAATGACAGCATCGAAACTACGATCGCAACGGGAAAACGAGCCACGTATCTGGCTGATCAGCTCGCAGAATTGGCGGATGCGAACGGATTAACGACCGAACAGCAGAACAAGCAGAAGGCAATAGTCGCAGAACTGAACTCTCTGTATCCCGAGCTTGGGATCGAAATTGACGATACAACGGGCAAGCTGAATAAGTCCACGACCGAGATCCAGAACTTTGTCAAAAACGCCGCAAAGATGGCGCAGGTGAAAGCCTATCAGGAGGCCATTTCTTCTGTGACGAAAGAGCTGTCCGAGGCTTATATCGCACAGGCACGGGCAGAGATGGAGGCGGACAGGGCTGCCGAAGCGTTGTCGGGATCGCAGAGCGGATTAACGTCGACATCACTTAACCTGCTACAGAACGGCGATAAGCTCGGGATCATGCAGCGGCAGAACGGATTCCTCGCCCTGAATGCGGCGAGCGGATACACGGCGGAAGGCATGGCGATCCGTGACGCACAGTACGCCATGGGCACGTATAACGCCGAAAACGACAAGCTCACGAAGCAGACGGACGAAGCGCAGGCCACGATCGAGCTATTCCAGGGCAAAATTGACGAGCTGACGGAAGGCATGGGGTTGACCGCCGAGCAGACGACCGAAACAGGCGATGCCATAACGGAGATGGCAGGCGAGACAAAAGAAGCTGGCGATACGGTGGAAGACGCTACGCAGGAGCTGATCGATGCGTATAACCAGTCCGCACAGAGCGCAAAAGACTCCATCCTGTCCCAGACCAACATTTGGGACGAACTGGAACAGCAGGAAGAGACCAGCATTTCAAAGATGCGTGAAAATCTGGAGGCTCATATCGAGTCTTACAGATCGTGGAACGGAAATATAGAGAAACTGACTTCTTCCGGGCGGTATCGTCATGACGAAAACTTCCGGGCGATGGTCAATTCTCTGATCAACGCAGGACAGTCCATGGCTCCCGAATTGCAGGCGATCGTAAATGCCTACGAATCCGGGGATTCCGAGCTCGCTACTCTGACGGCTGATTATGGTGATTTCAGCAACCTGTCAACCGTCCTCGGTGACAACCTCGCACAGGCACAGATTGCCTCGCAGTACGGAATCGAAGGGCTTTACACAGTGCTGTCTGGAGGCGCAGGAACGGTGGCGCAGGGCGCTGACGCTCTGATGCAGGGCGGAGTGACGGAATTTAATAAGCCGACACTGCCGAACGCCGCAACCGGGAGCGCAGGTCGGACCGTGGCGGCTCTGAATTCTGGGCTGAGCAATACCAGCTCCACGCAGAAGACGATTGATAAGTCCATCAACACGATCGGTAAAAAGACAGATCCAATGTGGTGGCACCTTGGCGCCGATTCCGCAGGCAGTTACGGCGGAGGTCTTAAGAGCGGACGTGGAAGTGTTGACTCTGGCATGGCTACCTTGCAGCAGGCAGGGAATGACGGAATCGCCAAACTCAACGCCTTAAAGAGCAACGCATCAACATCCGGTCAGCAGATCGCCAGCGGACTTTCCGAAGGCGTGAGAGCACAGAGGGCAGGAGTCAACTCCGCCTTTACCTCTCTGAGAACAGCGGCATCGCAGGGCATCACGCAGATCCAGAATCTGCGAAGCAATGCGAGAACAGCAGGACAGAATGTCGGCAAAGGCGTTTCCGATGGTCTGGCCGCGGCGAGCCTTTCGAACGGAATCGGCGAGCTGAAGAATAAAGTCCGTGACGGGATCACGCAAGTTCAAAATCTCGGCGCTACGGCAAAATCCGCAGGGACATCGGTCGGTTCTAACATCGCATCGGGGCTGCGGTCGAGCTCCGGGAGCGTATCTTCGGCATCGTCCGCAGTTGCACAGGCGGCGAGGGGCGGCGTTTCCGCTCTGGACGGTGAAGGTTGGACTTGGGGCAGACACTTAGGCGACAACCTCGCCAGCGGTATCAGAAGCGCAGAAGGCAATGTCCAGTATTGGGCGAACCACATGGCGCAGTTGGTCAGAAATATCCTCGGTCACTCGACACCGAAGGAAGGACCGCTGGTACACGATGATATCTGGGGTTATCACTTAGGCTTGAACTTTGCGCAGGGCATGAGAGAATCCCTGCCGATGGTCAAAGCCGCTTCTCTGGCGATGGCTGATGCGGTGGCGCTGCCGACCTCGGCAATGATGGATATTGACGCTGTCTCCGGGCGGAACGTGATGGAAGACGCATTGACTTTGGACGGCCTGCACTCCGTGATCGAGGACGCTGTCGGCGGCAGGGAGATTGTTGTGCAAATCGGAAACCGTGAATTCGCACGGCTGCTTAGAGAGCAGGGGGCTATAGCATGAATGTAACGTTAAAATACATCGCATCGAGCGGAAATGTGTATAACCTCAAATCTGACGGCATCCGCACGAAGACGGCGAACTATCACAAATGGAACTGGGGAGTCAATGGAACGACTCTCCAGTTTGGCATGAGGGTTTCGGATTTTAAGCGAGACCCTGCGACATACGAGACCCGGATCATCCTCAACGGGAGTTATGAGCAGCGGAAACGGATTCTGGATGCCCTGCACGATGATTTCGAGCTCGATGTTCGCAGCATGAAGATGGGACGGATCGTCTGGGGAGACTATTACATCGATTGTTATATCACGATGTCTTCAACCTTCCCGGACGCAAACAAAGTATGGACGGACAACGACTTGACCATCTACTGCCCGTATCCCTTCTGGTTGCGGCAGGAAACCAGACAGTTTTATCCGCAGACATCTCCCGAAGGGTCGGAGTTCCTGGATTATGAATTTGATTATGCTTATGACTACTTCTACGGTCAGACAGGCTTCGCCCGGTGGGTCAGAGATTTTCCGTGGGGTTGCGAATTCAAAATGACGCTGTTCGGGCCGTCCGTAAATCCGCAGGTGCTTATTAACGGGTATCCTTACTTGATCAATGACACCTTGGAAGATTCGGATTATGTGGTATTGGACTCCACGAATCACACGGTCACGAAATATCTGGCGAATGGGACGGTGCAGAACATCTTCGATTTGAGAAACAAAGAACAATCCGTTTTCCAGCAGGTACCTCCCGGGACACTGACGCTGAACTGGAACGGTACTTTCGGTTTTGATCTTACATTATACGAGGAAAGGAGTGAGCCTCGGTGGATAATGTCATAATTTCGGACGCTGCCGGGAAAGAAATTCGAGAGGCGATCTTTACGGAGTATGATTTTGAAGTCGGCAACGGAGAGAACTCCTATCAGCTGACGATCAAGCGGTCAGAGTGGGAAAAGATTCCAAAGTACGGCAGAATCTACATTCCGGGCACGGAGTACGGCGGCCTGTATAGGAGACTGGATTCTACGACCCAGCAGGGGACGGCGTGTCCCGGTGGATTAACATGGCGAGGAATGCTCCAGAAAAAGATAATCCAGCCGCCATCCGGGCAAAACTATGCATCAGATTCCGGCGAACTGAACACGATCATCCGAAACCGCATTGCCGAGGCTTTCCCGGCATGGACGGGCAGCGATGGGACTTATTATCCGAGCCCGATCATCGGATCGTCCGAAGACTCTGGGCGCAGAACGGCATACCGCTTTGATTATGCCAGATACTGCACCTTACACGATGGCCTGCAATCGCTCCTTGCAGTATATGGATACCGCATGGAAATCAAATACGATCAGATCCAAAGGGCTGCGGTCGTGTCTGCCGTGCCGATCGTTGACTACTCAGAGGATGAGGAATTTTCGTCCGACATGCAGATGAACTACATCATCCAGCAGAATCAAGATGCGGTCAATCATCTGATCTGCCTGGGCGAGGGCGAGCTCGCAAACAGGACGGTGCTCCACCTGTACCGTGTTGCCGACAGGATATATACGGGAGAAATTACGGGCTCATTTTTACCAACAAGTTTCCGGGACATACAGGAAGTGTACGACTACGCAGGAGCATCGCTGAAAGACCTGCGAGCCGCAGGCGTGAACAGGCTGTCCGAGATAAAGACAGAAACGTACTCCATCGAGATGAGCGGATCACTAGATATCGAGATCGGGGACATCATTGGCGGTCGTGACTACATCACTGGGTACTACTTGAGCGCTCCGGTCACTAATAAGATCGTGAGATGGCAGAACGGTTTCCGAACATACGAATACTCCATCTCCGAAAACGTGGAAGTTGTAAAAGGTGGCGGATACTTCCCAGACGAACAAGAAGGCGAGCCAGCTGAGCCGGTAACGCTTGCAGCCGCACCGAGCCTCTCAAAACTGGCCCTTGAAACCGAGCCGATCGAGAGCTTGCAGAGTACGGCAACCACACCGCCGAGCAATTACATAGCTGATGAATTAGTCGGGGCAGTCGCAGAGCCTGCCGAGGAGGTAAATGAATGAACATAATCACAGGTTACACGGGCGAACCGCACATCACATCTTTACAGGATCGTGCAGGGCATCAGGGCGCTTACGGGACAGGGTCGTATGTTCTGAATGTCGGCAACAAATTAGCTGCTACGGCGGCGAGCGCCAACGAGATCCGAGTCTCAGACGGCTGCCTGTCGCATCAGGGCTGTCTTGCCATCATCGAGCCGGGGACATATGACTCGGTAGAGATTTCGAATGGGACGCAGGGCATGAACAGAAACGACCTGATTGTCGCCCGGTACACCAAAAACGCCGAGACCAACGTCGAGAGCATGGCGCTGGTAGTAATACAGGGCGAGCCCACTTCTGGAACAGCGTCTGATCCGTCTTACACGAGCGGCAACATCCAGAGCGGAGCAACGACCGCAGACATGCCCCTGTACAGGGTGGCACTTTCTGGCGTGACGATCGACTCCGTGACGGCACTTTTCTCCACGGTTCGGACGCAGGCTGAGGCGGATGCGCTGTTAGGCGATACATCCATTAGCGGCATCGGCGGCGGCACGGTAACCGGGGCGATTTCTACGATAAACAGTAGTTTAACGATTAGCTCCGGAACATTTACATTCGAAAACTGTAGATCAAACGGTTCTGCTATCTACAGGATTGGAAAAATCGTGTATTTCCGCATTGATGTTACTGCCACCGCAAACATTTCGCCGGGTTCGGCAGGTAACGGATTCATCCAGTTTCCGTCTGGCTTTCGTCCGAATGCAGGAACGGCATTTTTCGGAATGGACGCTTCGGCAGGGACAGCGAAACAAATGTTTGTCACAAGCGGTGGCGCAGCATCGCAAACTCCGTCAACCATAGCGAGCGGCAATGTTTACAGGTCAAGCGGTATGTTTATTGTTCCTTAATAAAACACGGCACTGGTTTAAGCCCCGATAATCCACTCCACATCACCGACACATGTCCCGTTACTGATGCCATGCGCAGAGCTGTCATAGTAAGACGCAGATATAGCCCCTGCGGCTGTGACGGTGATAAGCATCGGATAGCGGTTAGACCCTCCGGAGTTGGTATATCTGCCGTTACCTGTGCGGTTCGCCGCAGGACGGTACTCAGACGGCACAGTGCCAAAAGCTGAGCTGGTGGGCGTAAATCCGTCAATCTGTAACCGTGCCACGTTACCGCTGACGCTGAGCGTGATGCCGTTTGTAATCGTGATTGATTTTGTCGCCAAACTACTGTTTCCCGAAATTTTGAAAGGACTAATCTCATGCACGACATAATTATCGCCGTAATAGGTTGCGGCGTTCTTAATGTACTCGTAACCGCCATAGCCAACGCTCTGAGCAACCGAAAGAGCCGCCTTAAGGGCATCGAAGACACGCTCGGAAAGATAGACGGACGGCTCGCAAAAACGGAGAAGGATGCGCTACGGACGCAGCTCCTGCTGATGATTTCGGACTATCCGACCAACACGGAAGGGATCATGCAGTTGGGCGAACGGTATTTCGGCGGTCTGCACGGGAACTGGTACGCAACGGCGATATTCAACAGGTGGCTGGAGGAGAGGAAGATAGCTAAACCCGAATGGTTCAAGGAGGACACATGATGAAAATGAAGAACGAAACCTATGACATTCTTAAACGCCTCTGCACGATAATCCTGCCGGCGCTCGGGACGCTGTACTTCGCACTTGCTCAAATCTGGGGTCTCCCGTACGGAGAGCAGGTGGTCGGGACGCTCGCAGCGGTCAGCACTTTTATCGGTGTCTGCATCGGGATCAGCGCGGCGGCATATAATAAGGAGGAAACACATGAGAGTAATTGACATTTCCTACGCCCAGGGGACTTTCAACTGGGACGCTGCGGCTGCGGCGGTTCGGGCGAAAACTCTTGACGGCGTGATCATCCGCTGCGGATACGGATCGGACATTTCCTCGCAGGATGACATCCAATTCGGGCGGAATGTGTACGAGGCGGAAAGGCGTGGCATCCCGTATGGTTTATATCTGTATTCCTACGCAAGAGACGATGCCTCGAACCGATCGGAGGCGGCACACGTTATCCGACTTGCCAAAAACCGCCAGCCCGTCATCGGGGTGTATCTCGATCTGGAAGAAAACTCCCTCGGGTACAATGCCAAAGCGGCGGCACGAACGTTTTGTAAGGCGCTGACAGAAAAGAGATACAGGACGGGCATCTACTGCGGAGCGTATTATTACAAAGCGTATCTGCAAGGCGTCCACGAAGAGATAAAAGACATCTGGTGGTGGATTGCAGGATACGGGTCGAACTCTGGCGCGCCCGAATACCATTACAAGCCGCAGCCGGGATTTTCCTATGACGGCTGGCAGTATACATCGGTTTACCGGATGGCAGGCTGGAACAGCGGACTTGACGCTTCGGAGTGGTACACGAAATGGAAAGACGCAGGCCAGACGCCGAGCAAGCCCGTCACGGCGGGAACAGATATTTCGTATCGTGCTCACTGCCAGACTTACGGATGGCTCCCGGCGGTCAAAAACGGACAGATCGCAGGGACGGTCGGTCAGAGCAAGAGGTTGGAGGCAATCAAGATCGCTCCGCCCGATGGTCTGGAACTTGAGGTTGAAATCCATATGCAGGACAAGGGCTGGAAGAAGTACACGGGCATCAAGCGGATCGTCAGAAACGGACACGTATTGTCTTCCGGGACGGAGTCTTCCGACAACGACCCGATTATGGGTTCGGTCGGGCAGTCCAGGCGGCTTGAAGCCATACGGATAAGAGCCACGAAAAACACAACAGGAAAGAAGTTAAAGTATCAGGCGCATGTCCAAAACATCGGCTGGCAGAAAGCTGTCGGCGAGGGCGAAATCGCAGGGACCACAGGAAAGGCTCTGCGGATGGAGGCGTTGAAAATCTGGCTGGAGTGACACGGCGGTGGAAACCGCCGTGCGGTCTCCTCCTTAGGTGGAGCGGCATCCTTCGGGGTGTCGCTCTTTTTTTAGTGCAAAAACCCACGCAAAGCGTGAAAAAAGGCTTGTAATTCCACGCGATGCGTGGTAATATGTATATATAAGATAACAGTACGCAATACGAAAGGAGCGCAAGATGAAAGAGCAGAAATGGCAGTTCGTGTATATCAACGGGGTCGGTGAGGAGAAGGTTGTTTTCCCGAAAAGCAAGGAGCAGGTTGACCTCAATCGGCGTATCTGCAAAGAACGTGGGCTCAAGGTTGTGAGCGTCAAGAAGTTGTATCCGTTCAGCACGGCAAAGAACCAGCACAACTTCGAGCTGATCAACAATATCTGCTATAACGCAATGTGGGATATGGATCACGACGAAGCCCCGTATAACGCAGAAGAATACGAACGGTTGGGAAACCTCCGGGAAAGAGCCGAACGTTATTTCCTCAAGCCCCTGCCGATTGCGTGGGTAACATGGGAAGAACATCAGGACATGGCAGAACTGGCAAACATGGCAATCATGCACAGGCAGGATGCCTGCATCGCAAACGGAAGACCCGAATTGGTGCCGCACTGCTGATTGTACACACGATGCCGAGGGCGGCGGCTAAACCGCCCAGAAAGGGGATAAGATGAATTACATGGATACAAGAACGGGAACCGTTTACACGGAGCAGGAAATTCGTGAGGCGTTCGAAATGTTCAAAGACGAGATGTACCCGGACGGCGATGCATTGAGCTTCGAAGAATACATGGACGGGCAGCTTCTTGCCGGGAAGTACGGTGCAGACGGATTTGTCGAAGCCTACTGGTACGCCTGCATGGTGGACAACGAAGACAACGACTGGGGAACAGGTTCCTATGATCTGAAAGAAGCGAAGGAGTGGGTTGAAAAGAACTGCGACTCGCCCGATGCGCATATCGCAGTGATCCGGGAAGGAGACGATCCAATCTGCGTCGACATTATCAGCCGGGAAGACTTTTAAATAGGAAAAACCTTGGCAGGGTGATGGTTAAACTGCCAGAAAGGGGATAAGATGAAAATTGAGGAGATCACAGCAAAGCTGGAACAAGGTGTGCAGGGAGTTTACACTTCCGAGAAATGGCTGGAGTACCTGAAAACGATGAGCAAGTTTCACCGCTATTCTTTCGGGAATTGCATTCTGATCATGATGCAGTTTCCGACAGCGACGCAGGTGGCAGGGTACAACGCATGGAGGGACAAATTCAAAAGGCAGGTCAAGAAGGGAGCAAAAGCCATCCGCATCCTCGCTCCGTGTCCGCACAAGAAAAAAATCCTGGACGAGAACGGCGACGAGAAGGAGCTTCGCTGGACAACGTTTCGCCCCGTGAACGTGTTTGACATCAGCCAGACGGACGGCGAAGAACTCCCCGAAATATGCAAGCGGCTGGCTGAAAACGTGGAAGGGTACGATGCTGTTCTGGAATCATTCAAAACAGTCAGTCCCGTCCCTGTAGAGTTTGGCGATCTGACCGGTGCAAACGGCTGCTACAATCACGCCGAGGGGAAAATCATAGTCCAGCAGGGAATGAGCGAAGCCCAGACGATCAAGACCATTGTGCATGAAATTGCACATGCCATCCTTCACAACAAGGAAAACGGCGAGCAGAAGGACGCCGATCGTGGACTGAAAGAAATGCAGGCCGAGAGCGTGGCGTATACGGTCTGCCAGTACATGGGAATCGAAACAGGAGAATATTCCTTTGAATATGTCGCAACGTGGGCGGAGGGGAAAGATACAAAGGAACTTTCGAAGAATCTGGACGTGATCCAGAAAACCGCACGGCAGATTATTGACGGCATCGCAGCCTGAAAGATATAATCCACATAAAAGGAGGAACGTTATGTACAGAAATATTGATATAGAAGTTTTAAAGGCAGACCGCTGCACGGAAAACGAAGCGAAGAAGCTGCTCGATCTGGGAACGGTGGTTTACGAGAAGCTCGAAGATTACATTGAGGAACTGGAAGCGAACGGTCTGGAATACGATCCGGAAGATACAGAGGATGTGGAGCAGGTCGAGTACAACGGGCACACCTATACGGTCGTGTATGCACATTAAAGGAGGAACCGATGAATTCGAAAGAAATCAGGTCGATCCTAGAGATCAGCAGAGCGGAGTTCTCCAGACGCTATGAAATACCGCTTCGAACGCTGGAAGACTGGGACACGGGACGGAGAACGCCTCCGCCGTGGCTGCTGAAGTTGCTGGAACGGGTCGTAACGGAAGACGCAGGTGGAGCATCCGAGTGATGTTCCATTTTTTGCAACATAATTTGCAACATCGAAATGTACGCTAATGTACAGTTTTGTACATTTTCGGGCGAGCAGGACAGCCGAAGAACAAAATGAAAAAGCCCCGAAACCCTTGATTTTACTGGGTTTTTCGGGGCTTTTTGCTGTCCGTGCGGTAGAAGATTCGAACTCCCGACCTTTTGGTCCGTAGGGTATGGCAGAATCCTATAAAATCAATGGTTTGCAGGATATTTGCAACATTAATTGCAACACAGACCCATCTGTTTGGCGGCGAGCATGAGCGTGTCCCCGTCTGAGTGGGTGTAGATGTTGGCGGTCGTTTTTATGTCTGCGTGTCCCATTAAATCTTTTGCAATCCGCAGATCAACGCC